TACCCGTGCCGCCAACAGTAAACATCTCGCTGATGCGCCGGTCTAGGAATTTGTAGTCGTTACCTTTGTGTTCACGCCACAGCGACAATCTAGGCATTTTTGGATCCTTATTGCTGTATTTAGTGCGATTGACAGTATGTCCAAACGGTTGTATACTGTGCAAATGGAGATAAAAAACGCCCTAGAATGGAATGCTGTTAGCACTAGATTGCGAGCTCAAATGCAGGCCGCACCTGCTATGTGCAAGAAAGATCTAGCCAAAATGATTGGACGCATCGAAGGTCTTGTGCATAAACTGGGCAGTGAAGAAGTGGAAATGCGCCGTGGCAAAAAAACAACATCTGTGCGCCACGCAGAACTGCTAGGAAGCATAAACCAAAGTATTACAGATTTTGACCAATGGCTTATGTTAGCCCATTTGCAACACGGTTGACAGGATTGTCCATTTATTGTATAATTACAACGTAATCAATAATCCAAGGAGCAAAAATGGCAACAGCCACTAAAAAAGCCCCCGCAAAAGCCAACACTGGCAAAACCGTTGCGGGCGTTAAAATTGCTAAGAAAAAAGTAAGTGTGCGTAGAGTCCATCTGGCAGACGAAAAGTACACAGGTGGTGAACCTCAGTGGGACACGGAACGAGCACTTGCAATGAGTGACGCAGATTTTGATCATAATCTTCGCCGTAGTTTTTATTACTACAATTATCATTTTACTGTTAAAGATCTCAAGCCTGACTTTATTACCTGGCTCCAGGAGCAAAAACATTTTGTAGTAAACAAAAATGATCTCAGCAAGGTTATCAAAAGCCGTTGGGTTCCTATCACAGCATGTAGCATCATTGCCGCCCACAAACAAGGTATGCCACTCAAGCCACGTGCATTGCAGTACTTAGAAACAGCCACTCGTGATGTAGTTGAAAAATACACAGAATACAACGAAGAAGCTGATCAACCTGTAGCGGCAGCTGACAAGCCTGTTGTTAGACAGCCCACAATACAGGATCGACTAAACGAAAAAACCAGTGCCACCATTGGTGAACTCGAAGGATACTTTGATGATGTAGTAACAAACGCTGGCACTGGCTTCAAGCCATACGACTTCCTGGTTGCACAAAATGTACCACAAGGACAGCTAGGCAAGATTGAAACGGCTTTTGTAAAAACTCGTGCAGAAATAGAATCAGCACAAGCCAAAGCGGATGAGCAGTTGGTCGAAGGCTACAAGCACTTCAAGGCCGCAGACTACAAACGCATCTATGCCTGGTTAGATGAACTGCAAAAAGCAGTTGACCAGTACCGCGGTGTGAAGAAAGCCACCAAGAAAGCTCGCGTTAAAAAGAGTCCTAGCAAGGAAAAGCTGATTGCCAAGCTCAAGTATGCCAAGCAAGACGCAGTGCTCAAGCTGGTTAGTGTCAACCCAGTGGATATCATTGGTGCGCAAGAGCTGTGGGTGTACAACACAAAAACACGTAAACTCGGACAGTACATGGCAATGTCAAGTTCCGGATTGGCTATCAAAGGCACAAGCATTGACAACTACACTGAAAAGAGTGTGAGCAAAACTCTGCGCAAACCTGATGCTCAGTTAGCAGAGTTTATGAAAGCAGGCAAGGTACAGTTGCGCAAGTACATGGACAGTATCAAAGCAACCGAGACACTGTTAAACGGACGTATTAGCGCAGACGTTCTACTGCTCAAAATACAATAACCTAAACTAAGCCCAAATCCCTGTGTGCATAAATACTGCATACAGGGATTTTTTATGGCTACTCTCAAAACAGGTTTAACTGCAACCCAGGCAATCACTACCGAAAGTTTAGGTGGGCCTGGACCTATTGCCTACGACGAAAATCAGTATCCTGCTACGGCACTCAAGCGCAAGGAAATTGAAGACTATGTGCGTTTCCGTTTAGGTGATGGCATGGTGGATGTTGAACTGGATCCTGCACACTACAAGGTTGCAATCGATCGTGCGCTACTGCGATATCGTCAACGTGCTCAAAATGCAGAAGAAGAAAGCTATGTTTTTCTAAACCTCCTGCCACAGACTCAAGAATACATATTGCCAGTTGATATCCAAACAGTACGTCAAGTGTTCCGGAGAGGCATCGGCAGTGTGAGTGGGACAACGGCCAGCCAATTTGAACCTTTCGCATCAGGTTACCTGAACACATACATGTTGGTAGCAGGCCGTGTCGGCGGCCTAACAAACTATGAATTATTTGCACAGTACCAAGAATTAGCAATGATGATGTTTGGTGGATACATGAATTATACCTGGAACCCAATGACCAAGAAACTCACTATTGTGCGTAAGATCCCGGACACTGGGCATACATACAAGCGTCCGGTATCAGTAACTGCTGATGGCACTGCTGTAGGCAGTACAATAACTGTGACTTTTAATGATCCTTGGCCACAGATTGTGGTTGGTGGCGTACTGGCAATTTCAAACAGTCCGGTTACTGGCTATAACAACGCCTATACAGTGCTAACTGTAGACGGAACAGGTCAGGTATTCACAGTTGAAGCAATAAGCACTCTTGGATCAACTAATATCACAGGATCAGATTTGTACAGAACACAGGTATACAGCCCAGCAACAGATGATCCTGCAGAAACAGTTTTGCTATGGGTTTACAATCGTAAGCCGGACAGTATGTTACTCAATGACCATTTGACCTTTCCATGGATACAGGACTATGCTTTAGCAGTGGCCAAAGACATGCTAGGCCAAGCACGTGAAAAATTTGCTACTATTGCAGGACCGCAAGGTGGGACCACACTAAATGGCGCGGCGCTTAAAGCTGAAGCCAAAGTTGAAATGGAAGCTCTTGAAGAAGAACTCAAACGCTATTATGATGGTAGCCAGCCACTAACATGGGTAATAGGATAAAATGAAAATTACAGAAATTATAATGGAACAAGGTCGTGGCGGGATGAAAGACATTGAACCTGACCAGAAATCTGCAATGACAAACGCACAAACTTTTCCGTCATTAAATCAAAGCACAGGTAGTGCATACATGAACTATCGTATGGGCATTGCACTTGCAGGTGCACCAGACTATCCTACTAAAATGGCTGCAGACAACTGGATCGGCGGAGATCCATTGCTTGCTCCTTATACTGATGTAGAACAAGACATGGTAAATGCAGCCGCCAAGGCAGTTGGCGCAGGAACCAGCCAAAAGTGGAGCGGAGACCGTAGTAAAGAAATTTCAACCACACATAAACAAAGCCCTGTTGCAAAACCTAAAAAGAACAAATATGGTGTTTGACATTTGCCAAATTATAAAATATAATACTGCTAACACCGGGGGTATGTATGATAATAGGTATTTGTGGTTTTATTGGCAGCGGCAAAGACACAGCCGCTGACTATCTAGTAGGGTTCCATGGCTTTAGACGAGACAGCTTTGCTGGCACGCTCAAAGACGCAGTAGCGGCAGTGTTTGGTTGGGACCGAGAACTAATCGAAGGACGCACACCTGAAGCTCGTGCCTGGCGCGAGCAAGTAGACACCTGGTGGGCTGAACGACTAGGTATGCCACTCTTGACTCCTCGTTGGATTCTACAGTACTGGGGAACAGAAGTATGCCGCGAACACTTCCATGACGACATCTGGATTGCTGCACTTGAGTCACGTTTGGCTCGCCGCAGTGATCATACTGTTATTAGCGATGTAAGATTCCCTAACGAAATCAAAGCAATCAAGCAACAAGGCGGCCGGATCATATGTGTACAACGTGGTATCATTCCGCATTGGTATGACATTGCTTGTAAAGCCAATAAAGGCGATACAAAGGCACAGCATTGGCTAACTGACAATGCTATTCATGCAAGCGAAACATCCTGGGCAGGGGCCGACTTTGACTCAGTGATTAACAACAATGGCCGTATTGATGAGCTGTATGAACAGCTTAAAACCCTGGTACAGGGTGAGCGGGCTTCCACGGCAAACGGGATTTATAAACCACTGGTTGACAATTTAAACATACTGTCTTGAGATTGACCCAATCTACATTTTTAAGATTGCCGTCGACATGAAATACTTGTAACTGCTTGTCTGGCATATCAGCCGAAAACCCGCACTTCTCACATTGCGGTTTTTTCTTATATCCTCGTAGAGCCCATAATGGTGGATGAGGTTTGAGTTTTTTTCCTTTGCGCAAGCACCTATCACACTGTTTACGGTAATAAACTTGTTCGTTCTTGTGACAATTAACAGCTACAGGGCGTTCAGTACAAGTAGGGCATATAGGTCGCATATGATATTTATCAGAGTAAACCTTAATTAAGGGCACCGTAAGAGCCAAAAAAAACCTTTTCCGAATAAATATCATTAACAATGTATTTTGTCAAAGGAAAATAACATGGCAACTCTCGTATCCCCAGGTTTAAGCGTAACAGTAAGTGACGAAAGTCAATATGTCCCAGCTGGTAATGGCACTGTGCCATTGGTTCTCCTGGCTACTGCACAGGACAAGACCCCTCCAAGTGGATCTGGTACAGCAGCTGGAACCACTAAAGCAAACGCAGGTAAGTTACAAGCATATGGCAGTCAGCGCGAATTAATCACAGCATTTGGCTATCCAGTATTTAAGACATCCGCTGGATCTCCAATCCATGGACATGAGCAGAATGAATACGGACTACAAGCCGCGTATAGCGCCATGGGACTAGGTAACAGAATGTATGTGATCAGAGCAGACATTGACATGGATCAATTGACTGCAACCAGCGTTCGTCCTAAGGGCAACGTTGATAACGGATTTGCTTGGTTTGATCTGGCCAATACTAGATTTGGTGTTTATCAGTGGAATGCAACCACACAGTTGTTTAGTAACCAATCTGTAACAGTTCTAACCAGCAGTGACGATGTAAATCTTCCAGCTGGTGCAGTTCCAATTTATACTCCGTTGGATTCTGTAGGCGAAATTGGCACATACGCAATTATTCCACAAGACTCTAACAATCCATTATTTTATAAAAATTCTGATAATGTTTGGACTATTGTTGGTACTAAAGAATGGCAAAAAGCGTGGCCAACTGTACAAAGCGCATATGCTACCTATGCAGGCAATGAAGTTGCTGCCGACACAGAAGTTACAATCAACACGGTTACTGTAACAATTTCGGCTGCTGGTGCTAATGCAACTGGTACTGAAGTTGTTACTGCTATTAATGCGGCGTTTGCTGCCAACTACGGTGACGGTGTTCGCGCATTAATCGACGCTAACGGACGTTTAGAAATTCGTGCAACCAGCGACGCAATGAGTGATGGTATTAATGCCGACGGCATTATTTTAATTGCAGACACAGCTGGCGCAGGGGAACTAGGACTAACAGGTGGTCAAGATTACTATGCTCCAATGATTGAGTTTGGAAAATACACAGAGGTTCCAACTTTTGCCACAGGCGAAGATACTCCTGCTCCATCAGGAAGTATTTGGCTTAAGACATCTGCAACAGGCACTGGCGCAAGCTGGGCCCTTAAGAAATTTAGTTCTGCCAGTGGTGAATTTGCATCTGTTGCGGCACCTATGTATGCATCTCGTGCAGCAGCACTCTACGGTCTAGATGTACTAGGTGGCGGATTTGGTCTAGCAGTTGGTACACTTGCTGTAGTTTATACCACACAACGTGATACAGTTAGTACAGAAGAGTATCCAGCAACATTTAAGATTTTTAATCGCTATAAGAGTGGTGTAACAAAAGTAACAGGCGCAATTCCTGTTAGCACAACACCTTTTACAATTGGACATACATTTAAGTTAGCAGTAACACAGCCTGGTCAGAGCACCATTGATGAATACACATTCACATTGTCTCAAACCAGCGTTGATGGATTCGTCAAACTAATACTTGGTGCAGCGATTCCAAACGTGTTTGCACAAAAAGACGGAAGTGGAGCAATCAGCCTTACTCACAAAGCTGGTGGTGATATCTATCTAATAGATACTACTGGTGGTATTGGTAATCCATTGACCAATGCAGGATTTACATCCGCTGTCAGCGGTATCACTGTTGAAACCACAGGCGAGTACGCAGGATCTTTATTGGCCAGTAACTGGGCAGTATTAGATTATACTGAAAGCAGTGAAGAGCCGTATATTGCGCCTGACGATGGGACCTTGTGGTACTATGGAAGTGCTGTCGAGGCAGATGTTATGATCTGTGGCACCGATGGCTGGAAAGGCTATCGTACAGTGACCAGTGATGCTCGTGGATATAACCTGAGCCAAACAGACAGCAATGGTCCAATTTTTTCTGCTTCTAAACCTACCCTACAAACCAGTGGCAGTGGTGTAGTTGCTGGTGATCTATGGGTCGACACAAGCGACCTAGAAAACTATCCAAAGATTTATCGCTACAATGGTAGCAAATGGGTATCAATCAACAATACTGATCGTATCACACAAAATGGTATTTTGTTTGCAGACGCACGTTGGGACGCCAGCCTAGACGGCAATGGTGACAGTGTTGGCGGTATCGTAGATCCAATCACTGGAGATACTCCAACCATATCAACTATGTTGTTAAGCAATTATCATGATCTTGATTGCCCGGACTATCGTTTGTATCCACGTGGTACTATCCTGTGGAACACACGCCGCAACGGCTTTAACGTTAAGCAGTATGTGAGCGAAGCATTCACTACAGATACATATCCTGACGCCGACGATACAGGTACAAACCAAGTTGATACGATTCCAACTTATGCAGCCACCTGGGTAACCGCAAGCGGGACACAAGAAGATGGCAGTCCATATATGGGCCACAAAGCACAGCGCCGTATGGTTGTTAAAGCACTACGTGCCGCAATCGACAGCAACACAGAAATTCGTGAAGAGCAGTATGCATTCAACTTGATTGTTGCACCTGGATATTCAGAGCTACTGACTAACATGACAGCATTAAACAATGATCGTGCTAACACCGGCTTTATCATCGGTGACACACCGTTTAATCTACTGCCTAATGCAATTGATTTAACTACCTGGAGCAACGAAGTTGCAATCACAGCAGACGTTTACACAGCGATCTACTATCCATCAGGTCTAACAAACGACCTGAATGGCAATGAAGTTGTTGTACCAGCAAGCCACATGGCATTGCGTGGATTTATCCACAGCGACAACATCAGCTATCAATGGTTTGCACCAGCAGGCGCACGTCGTGGTTTAGTTGATAATGCAACCGCAGTGGGCTATGTTGATTACACAACCGGTTTGTTTAACAGAATTGGTGTTCGCCAGAGTCTACGTGATACGCTGTACACACTACGTATCAATCCAATTGCTAACTTGCCAGGCCTGGGTCTTGCAATTTTTGGACAGAAAACACGTAGTCCAATTCCACAGAGCATGGACCGTGTGAACGTAGCACGTTTGGTAAATTACATTCGTAGCATGTTAGCAGGTATTAGTAACAGTTATTTGTTTGAGCCTAATGACAAGATCACTCGTGACCAAGTTAAACAAGCAATCGAAGGCGCAATGAATGACCTGGTTGCCAAACGCGGCATTTACGACTATCTTGTGGTGTGCGATTCATCTAATAATACATCAGACCGTATTGCTAGAAATGAACTATATGTAGACATTGCAATTGAGCCTGTTAAGGCTGTTGAATTTATCTACATTCCAATTAGATTGAAGAATCCAGGCACACTAGGTGGAGCTGGGAAGTAATCTGGCAGACCGGGGCAGTTAAGGCTGCTCCGAGACTGTTGCAGTTAGGCTAAATAAAAGTATAGGAGACAAATAAAATGTCCGTAGGATCACTAACAAAATTCACAGTTCCACTGGCAACAGATCAGAGTTCATCAACTCAGGGTTTGTTAATGCCAAAGTTGGCGTATCGTTTTAGAGTCAGCTTTGAGCAGTTTGGTGTAAGCCAACCAGTATCAGAACTGACTAAACAAGTAATGGATGTTACTCGCCCACAAGTACAGTTTGGCGATATCACCATTGATGCGTATAACAGCAAAATCAAAATGATTGGCAAGCCAGAATGGCAAGATGTCACAGTTAACCTACGTGACGATGCAGCTGGCAATGTTACTCGTTTAGTTGGCGAGCAGCTACAGAAACAATTCGACTTCATGGAACAAGCTTCTGCGGTGTCAGGATTTGATTACAAATTTATCACTCGTATCGAAATGCTCGATGGCGGCAATGGTGTAAATCAACCTAACGTGCTTGAAACTTGGGAAATGTACGGTTGCTTCTTGCAACAGGTACAGTATGGTGAAATGAACTATGCTACCAATGACCCAGTTAAGGTCCAATTGACTATCAAATATGATAATGCCGTACAAACACCAATTGGATCTGGTGTAGGTACAGACGTAGGACGTCTAGCAGGCGACACAGTAAACTAATCTGATTGAGTCAGATGACAACTTCAAACCCCGCAATTTGCGGGGTTTTTTTATGGGATAAATACTACAAATAGGAATACGATGCTATGAGCATGTTTAGTTTTTTAAAGGGCATTTCAGTCGATCAGCAGATGAAAGATTATGCTCATGCACACTATATATTTCGTACTGGTAATTATCGGCTGGCACCTAAGTACCAGTTTTTATTCTATGTACGATTTAATCTAAACAAAGAGCATAGTATGTACCAAGGACTAAATGGAACAACTGGGGATACCTCAGAAGTTGGTGCGTTAGTAAAGACCATTAGCTTACCAAAGTTTACAGCAGAGTTAAAAACACTAAATGCATATAATAGAGTAAATCTTGTACAAACAAAACTCAAGTACGATCCAGTCACTATCAGATTCCATGATGACGGCGCAGACACTATTAGGAAATTGTGGTATGACTACTATAGTTTTTACTATAGAGACAGTGACTATGCCGATGGGTTATATGGCGCACCTCACAAGTATCTAGGAAGAGCAACTGATCTATGGGGATATACTCTCAGAGACAATGATGGAAAATTTGACACACGTCTAATTAACAATATACAAATTTATAGT